TTGTCTTTTCTTTGGCATTGCCAGGTAGAAATCCCATATCCCTTGATGGGACAACTGACCTAACAATATAAATCTTTTTATACTGTGAATTCTTTTCAAGTAATTCCGTAATACTGAAATACAATGCGAGGAATGTTTTACCAGTTCCTGCTATTCCATGCATCATCAGGTTATGTCCATCTCTCCAAGCATCCAGTGCAACCTTTTGATTTATCGTCTTTGGTTTGATGTGCGCTGTTATGTTGAACCCTGATCCAAATGCTAAATTGTTATCTCTATCTAATACTCCCTGTTGCTTCAATACTCTTTTTTGTTTTTTTGTTAATCGTGTTGCTTGATTGTTTGCAGGCATTAGTATCCTTATCTAGTATTAATTGTTGACTTGTCACTCCCTTTCGATGTTTCTTTCTTTATTGTCTTTAAAAGATCATTAAAGCTATCAGGTGTTTTAGTCACACCTAATTTGATCGGGTCTCCCAATGGTGGTGCCTGGGATATATGTGGTGTCATATGTGGGTTATCTTTCAAATATTGCTCTCGTTGAGAAATAGACATAATCCTATTCTCTTCAATCTCACCCGTTTCAGTATTTTTAAAATCATAAATTGGCATTATTTGCTCCTATAAAAAAGGCGCCCAAAATGGATCGCCTTTATAATCCATCAACATTATTTATACAATAGTATTGTAGATTTCTTTCCAGTTTTTCAATACTGGGATTTTACTGTTAGAATAATCTTCGTTATGAGTATGTTTAACAAGTAATGATCTCAAACCTAAATCGTAACCGACTTCAGCGTTCTTGATCTTATCTTCTACCCAATAACATTGCGTGTCTTTATATTCAGCAAGCGCTTCGTCTTTGTCAGCACCTGTATCCAAATAAGTGTATTTTTCGAACACAGAAGGACCAAACATTTCAATTAGGTTCTTTGTTCTTAGGTGTTGAGCGTATTGATCATTGCTCAAACTCGTAACACAGTGGAAGATATAACCATGTTCTTCGTGCAATTTTTTAACGTATTTGATAGCGTCTCTTAGAGGAGGAAGTTTGCGAATTGTCGCACTTTCGTTAAACATGCGAATCAGACGTTTTATGTCTTTTTCTGCCATGCCATACTTTTCTTTCATTTGATAAGGACCATCAACAGCGATCTCGTAACCGTGTCTTTTCATCCATTGATCAAACGAATACTCCCAATCGAGTAAAACACCATCACAATCTACTAGAATAACTTTATCTTTCATATTTTTCCTTAATTTCTCATTTCAGTATGTATTATAACACACTGAGCGAAATTGTCAACCGGTTTTACCCGAAATATGAACTTTTTTGTTTCGCCTTTTGTTTTCTAGCCTTTTGTATTGCACTTCGTTTCTTATCGTATCGCTTTGAATCAGTTTTCTTAAATCGTTCAGAAGGTTCTGACTCTTCGTACCAATCACGAAATCCTTTCTTTTTTGACATAGTTACTACTCTTCTTCTGTTTCTTGCTGACCTTTCTTGGATGGTTTCTCAGGAACTAAACCTGGAGACAATCCGTTAATGACTGATGCAGGCAAACCCTTTAATGGTTTTTGTGCTATCATTTTAACTAACAATTCTGCATCGGTTGGATGAACACTCTCAAGCATTTCAATAAAAATGTTTTCACGCTTTGCTTGAGGCAAATCATCGCCACCAAAACCTTTCACAAAATACTTCAACTTTCTTGCTTCACGATACAATGCACCATGTGTGTCAGGATGCTCTGTTGGCGTATAAGGCGGTGCACTATTCGGAATATTGAACTCTAAACTTTTATCATACATAAGTTTCAAAATGTTTCTGAGTTCTTTTGAATTGTGCTGCTTCAAGTATGCAACTTTATCTACTTTCTTTTGGATTTTGATTGCTTCATTTACAATCTCGCCCATACCTAATGTTGTACTCATTTTAAAATTCCTGTATATTTTCCATTAAATGTCTTAATCTATTTTTGATGAAATAATTAAGAAGTTGACTTCTATCATTTACATCATCACTTTTGTATTTATCAATTGCTTCATTTTTAATATCTTCGGGAATCATTGATAAATCTACAAGCATTTCATTCCGTTTGAAATTACGTTGTACATCTTCGTTGCGGTTTTCTGTTGATTTCCACTCCGCAAGACGTTTCTTAGTGATTGGTTTCTGTCTTGTATTGACTACAAAACAGTTATCAGCAGACAATACGTTAGGCACACCATCAGACGCATCACCACGTACAATGTGTTCGTACAAGAACTCTTCTGGATCAGCGTGTCGAATCCATCGCTTACGTGTTGGATCATATTGCTTGACGTTTGCGTATTTGTGCAACTGAACATAATCCTTATCGCCTGATAGAATCAAGATAGGTTCACCGATGTTTAAATCACGACCTTCTAAGTGAACAATCGCACCGATAATATCATCTGCTTCAGCAGTTTCGACTTGAATTACTTTGTAAGGAAAGAACTCTTTTAACTCTTCACGAATCTTGTTAAGAGAGTTGAATATTGACGACCAATCCATCTCTGAATCTTCACGACTTTTCTTTCGTGCCGCTTTGTAGTACGGGAACAGTTGTCTACGCCAATAGTTCCTATCATCAGCACAAATGACAAGTTCACCAAATTCGTTGTGAAACTTCTGTCGATTGTATCGTAGTGTGTTTAAGATCATATGCCTTAGCATACTTTCATCCAGTTTCGCATCAGTGTGATTACCTATCTGTGCCATCAGATTTGAAATCATTACCTGATTAAGATCTACCAGGATCATAACTTACTCCATTATTTTTCATTATCATATAATTATATATCAATGTTACGAATAGTGCATATAACTCGTCAAAATATATTTTGGTTGAGATTTTGTCTTTTTCCCACAGTGAGGGAACATCCACATAGGAGGGAAACAAAACCCATTTCCTGCTACAGGTTTAATCATCTTTTCATTTGTTTGCACTTTAAACACTGTTTCTCCGCCTTCATCAACAGTGTTAAGATATATTTGCACAGCAACTGCTCTGATTGCTGATAGGTGATCAAGAACATCAATGTGCCAATCAAACTGATCACTATCAGGATTATACTTCTTGATTCTTAATTGCTCTAATGAATATGATACAGGAAGTGTTTTATTATTCATTCTGTACACTTCAAGCATTTTTAGAATCTTATCTGCTATAACAGCATGCAAATCTGGTTCAATTTTGTTGTCGGTTAGATTGAGTTGCGTGAAACTTGGTTTATTATCGTTATCAAATCGTTCGTGTAAATCTTGATTGTTCTCGAAAGCATCAATCAATGTCTCACACTCTTGACTATCTAACACATTTAAAAATTCATGTATCATTCTGGAAAAGGTTCCTTTCTTATTGCATCTAAAATATTATCAAGCGCTTCACGAGGATCGTCTATATCAAATACTGTATCAGCAACTGCTTGGAATGCATAATCTTGTTTGCTGGCACGATGAAATAGTGCTCTGATTGATTCGACAATACTCACAATATCAAAAACAGTGTCTGGGTTACCTTCAATATCATACCCCATGACTTCCATTGATTCAACAACCTCTTTCGCAATCACATAAGCGAATGACAAACTAAATGTCCCGTAGTCATTCTTTTCGTCAATTGTTTGTCGCAAATAACTAAAATCATCAAGATCATCTATTTGCTTTTCTAATTGTTCGAACTCAAGTTTTTGTTTAAGTTTTGTTACTGCTTCACGAAAGTCAATTACTTTACTCATTTATCTGCTCTAAGTAGAACACAATCTACATTGATTCTGCCTGTAGGTTGCGTCTCCTTCGTTGTCAATTCATTAAATAGTTTATCAAACTGTCTTACAGTTTTCTTCAAGGCAATCGGAATGAACTCATCAGGTTTGCGTAGTGTCTTTGTGCGACTACGTTCAAAGTCAAATCCTTGTAGCGTTGTGCCTCGTATCTCGAATCCGTCACGTCTGTCGGTCACATATTCAGTCAAAGTGCGTGTCTTTGTGTTTAAGACAAGTAATCTTGCGGCACCTATGATCGATGCAGGATTGATTGAAACAACCTTTAGGTCACGATTCTCTTTCTGGTATTTCAGGGTTGCAATTTGCTTATCTGCTGTCTTTGGTTTAGGCGCTCGTGTTTTACGTTGTGCCTTACCTGCCTGAACAATACGATCAAGATCCGCCATCATATCTTCACACGCTTTGATGCGTCTTTTCAACTCAGATCGTTTTACGTGAGCATGTGCCTCGACTGCCTGTTCGCATTTCTTGTCATAGGCATCAGAGTATTCGTCTAACCAGAATTGCACAATTGATGTTGCAAAAGGAACAAACGCTGGTTTTAATCCGTGTTTGTTAAATGACTCGTATAGATCAATCGTTGTTTCCTGTCCGTCAATCCATTGTTCTTCTAGATCATCAAGATCAACAGCAAGCGTTGCATTGAACTTGTTTTGCATTAATTGCTTAGGATTCAACCGAACAACCTTCTTATCACTTTCAGGTTCATCACCTTTCTTTTCTGCGATAATCTTGTTGCCTGATTCGATTAGATTCTCAAAGTGTGGTCGTAATCGATCACGATACTCAACGTACTTTTCGTCAAATTCTAATCCATTATTCAACCAATGAATTGTTGCGCCGTGAAAAGCGAACATGTATAGGTTATATTCAGGATTTGCAAGTATCGCTTTCGCATCATCCTTATCAAACTCCTTGCGTACCCAATCTTTGACGAGAGACACGAGTTCTCTGCGTTCTACTTCAAAGTGAAAGTAGTCCTTACACTTGACGAAAGAATCCAAAGGCGCACCCTTAATACCCGTAAGTTTGCGTCTACGAACTGCTGTCTTTTTCTTTTTAGGTTTTGCAACTGGCATTTATAACTCCGATTTGTTTCATATACTGAACATTATATATTATATGAAACATTTTGTCAACCGGAAGATAGAACTTGTTCGAATAGCTTGTTCCATTGACCTTCCCTTATTGCCCAATCATACTTGTAATCAGCAATCGCTTTAGTCGTTTCTGTGTTTGCTTTTACGTAATCATAACTGTGATTATGTAACAATATTGCTTTTTTCAACTCAACATAAAACGTATCTATATGTTTTTGTCTGTCATCTTGAAAAGAATACATTTGAGTCAATCCTAAACTTGTCTCTTTCAAAGCACCTAACCCAGGATGAATACAATAGCACCCTGCTGACAATGCTTCAATAAGAGCGATACAAGATGTCTCCTGATAAACATTGGGATACGCAAAAATATGAGTTTCCTGTAACTGTTCTCTTATCTTGTCGTTGGATACCACGCCCCTATAATTAATTTTAGGGTGGTTGTTTATCACATTCGCCAAATCTTTATAGTCGTCATGTTTTCTGTCAATATCACAATAAACGTCCAATTCAAGATTATCATGTTGATTTGATAACTCATTATATACAACAAACAGATAATCTAATCCTCTTTCTGGGGGCAAAAAGTATATCAGTTTCAACTTACCATCTTCGGGATTAGATTTTTCGTGATCAGGAATAGGATCAATTGAATCATACATCACCGTGCCTTTTGAATAAGGAATGCCCATATATAGGTAAAACTGTTCTTGAAGCCAATGAGATGCAAAAACAATTTTAGAATACTCTTTCCATCCAGAATCTTTTAATTTTTGCACTTCAGGGGCATCAGGCATACAACTCACAAGCAAGATGCTTTTTTTGTGAGGATCAATTTCATCTGCTGGTCCTGCAAGTTGAAGTTGACTTAATAGACCTTGATCGCATCTTTCTTTGATACGATCTAACATAAGGTTACTTCCCAGCATATTTTACCATATCAGTGCCTAACATTATCAAGTTTTCTAATCTAAATGATCTCCAACCCTGTACATCCATATCCCACACTGCAACAGAATCTTTTGTCTTGTTGATCAAACTACCGACACCTTCTTGTGTCTGTTGAGGAGGTAACTGATCTGGGACTAATGTTGCACACATGCGTCTATTTGACCCATCAACCTTAGTAAATTCAATCATATGTGCTGCTTGTGTTAAAGTATCAATTATATCTTGTCGAGTAACTTTTTTTGGTTCGCTCATTCTATATTGCTCCTGTTTCCATTTGTTGTTTAACCATTTCTGTAAATCCCCCATAACCACTAACATGCCTATTTTTCCAAATCACTTGCGGGACATTAATTTCATTTGGGAATAACTTTTTAAATTCAGTTGTCGTAGGCTCTTCCATTACATTCTTATGCATATAAGGAATGCCTAATGACTGACACAATTGTTCACACTTCAGACAATGTAAACATCCTGACATGCCATAAATTATTGCTACATCACTATTTTGCATAATTTAAAGGTGTGTTTAAAAGGTATATTTTAGATTATGAATATCATTAATTGATTGCACTAACGAACAAGGAATGCATATCCATCGCTGAGCACTATAGTGAAATACAGGAATTCCTGAAATATGCGTGTTGATTAACTCTCTTTTTTCTAATCCCCAAGCGGATTTTATTGCTTCCTTTTTCTGCCTTGCAGTTTCTGCAGTTAGTGCAGGAACTTTAGATGGATCAAGGGTGGCATCTACAACATACACGTTATCATTAGTATCTTTGTATGTAACTTCATGTACGCCTTCAGACAAAAAGTCGATGAATTTAAACTTAGTAAATTCAGTTTGAATTGTCATTTGTTTTCTCCGGAATTTTTATTTTTTGCATTTTCTGCTGTCACCTGAGCGCAGTCATCAACAGCAGAAGGTTTATCCTTTTTACCAAAGATTGCATCCCAGTTACTTTCGAACTTTTTTTGATCGACAGCTTTACGTTGTTTGCTGCCTTTTCCGCCTGCCCATGCACCACTCATTTTAGTGATGCTGCCAGTTCAGTATACCCTCCGACATACCCCCAGTCATCATTATCAACTGTAAAGATTTGCGGAACTGTTCTAAACTCTTTTCCTGCAATTTTCATCAAACGATCTTGTTCAGCGGGTGCAACTTCAGTTAAGTCTACATATTTATAATCAAGACCTTTTTGCTCAAGGACTGCTTTTGCTTGTCTGCAATAACCGCACACAGGTGTTCCAACAACTATATATTTCATTTATCTTTCCATCCTTTTATCATTTCTAACACTAGGTCATCTGGAATGTTTCCGTAGTGCGGATTTTCTCTTCTTGTGTAATCTAATGCCATTGGTTCATCAAGTTCAACAACATCGACAATCATCTCATCAAGCATGCGTTGTGATACGGGATTTGCCTCTTCTGCCATTACGCATTCTTCTGCCCATCCTAATTGTACAGGTGCATCAGGATTCAATTTTTGTAATTCATCTTTCGGAATTACATACCTATGCTTGAAGTGTACAATTGAATCAACAACTACATACTTTTTACTCATTGATCAAAGTGCTCCATTTTCTGAGTTTATTTACTTTATACTCAGATCGATCATTTAGTTCACGCCAATCAGTTATTCCGTGTTCAACCATCAAATCAAGCATGCAATAAACATCGCCTGCCTCTTCAATTAATTTCTTGCGTTGATCTTCTTGGATTTGATCTAGTGATTCATACTTACGCATGATTTTACTGCATCGTTGTGTCAATTCACCGCATTCTTCCATTGTGATTGTCATCAACTGCTGTAAAGTGTTGATAGGACTGTTTTTCATTACACAACCGCTTTGATGAATAACCTATCTATAATCGCCGCTTTTTTCCCATCAATATTGATAGGCATTGATTTGGGCCATTCTAAATAAACTTCATCACCTTGTTTGATTTCACCTTCTGCTTGAATCGCAGGACTAACAGCAAGAACTAATCCAGGTTGAACTGCTTTATCAATATTACCCGGATCGGTTAGGATGATCCCACCTGCTGTTTTCGTTTCTTTTTCGATTTCAGTCACAAGTACATTGTTACTCAACATTTTCATACTATTATATTTCCTCTCTGATGCTTCTATATTCAAGTTCCAATCTAAACGCTCGCTTATACGCTTCGCTGATTGTAGGAACATTCTTTAATACCGCTTCAATATGCTCTGTGGACATATCACACAGTCTCTTGTATGATAAAGGATTTGTCCCATCCTTACCATAGGTTCCCCATTCGATTGCTTCACGAACTTTGTCAAATGGTTCATCATCCCATACACAATGATGAATCTCATCACCATGCGCAGAACATCTTACATAATCCAAACCGCCATCGGTGAAATATGTTTTACCATTTTCATCCAGATGCGTTTGATGATCTAACCTGTGGCGTGAATAAAGTATCGTGCCATCAGGTGTTTCAATACAGTTTTTAACTAAATTAGGTTTGTTGCTCATCTTCTCCCCAACTCAAATCAATTCGTGAATCACCTTTTTTATTCCAATACCACCCAATACCACATTCTTCAATGATAGGTAGTATCGCCTTCAAATTCTTAACACCCTCTTTGTCGCCATTGAAACAGAATGTTGAATGTGTTTGCTCGTAAT